ATTACACTAGAAAAAGTCCATTTTTTCCACCCTATTTTCCGCCCTACTTTCCTCCATACTTCCCGCCTTACTTCCCGCCATATTTCCCACCGTTCTTCCCTCCATTCTTCCCTCCTTATTTCCCACCATTCTTCCCACCGTTCTTCCCACCATTTTTCCCACCTTTTTTCCCACCATTCTTCCCACCATTCTTCCCACCGTTCTTCCCGCCATTTTTCCCGCCATTTTTTAAGTAGATAAAGACCAAAAGTTAGTACTGCAATATCTATCTCCAAAGATTACGGGTAAAACTTCATGAGGATAGTTTTCATTAGAGGGAAATAAGATTAAGCTTCCAGCTTTTGGTTTTATTTCTAAGCCTTGATTTATCAACACTATTTCACCACCAGAATAGTTGTCATTATAATATAATGTTGAGGAAATATCCCTTGAAGGATTCCCAGTTGGTGTAGGAAGATTTTGTCCTGGAACATTATCTATATGTTTAGGTAAAAAACTACCAGACCTATACACAACCATACTGCATACATTTTCCATGTACAAACTGCACATAAATTTTTTTTCTATAAACCTGTAGGTTAATTCATTCAATTCAGCAAAAGCTGCAGCTATATTTTGCTCATCACCAGAAAGCTGCAAAAACTCAATAGCATTATGATTATAGCTATCCTTTTTTGTGGGGGCAACTATTGCCCAACTTATCAGTGTATCCAAAAGATGATTTGGTATAAAATCTTCAACGTAAAAAACTTCTGAGATCATTTCAATTCTGTAATTGTATAAAAAGATGGTGTAGTAAATCTCTCGCCAGAAGTGACCATTCTTACGCCGTGAAGGTAGTTGATATCTCCAGGATGGGCAACAGCTAAGCCAGGCTCAGGCTTTACCTCTATATCGTGTTGAGGGTAGTAAAGTTCCCCTCCCCCAAAATTGTCGTTATAATATATTAACGAATTTAAATCGTAGTTAGGGAAAGGGTTAGGGGAGCCGTCATTTAGCTGTTTGTCTGCGTGGGGTCTTTGCTCTAGCCCTGGAAACCATCTTATAATAACCGGTGGTCTAGTTGACAGTTTTACATTGAAAGCGTCTTCTAAAAAATACTTCATTTTAAGAATATACTTATCAACTATGTTGTATATTTCTAGGTTAATTTTAGATAATATTTCTCCACTGCACTGTCTATTAGACCAATAAGAAGCATCATAAGTGCATGTCCCATCTTCTGAATAAATATTTTCGCCGGCGTCCATCCACTCGTTAATTGTTGGGACAAATTTTTCGATCTTCTTTAGGTCATCAAGTTCAACAAAATTCTTAATAATTTTTATATTATCAATAGAGCTACCAAAATGGCCTGGTTCAATTAATGACTTTTCATCGTTAGGGTTCATAGTCTTCCTTCTTGGTAAAAATGGTGTTGTTTCCTGGGCATGTCCTATGGTATAGTGTATCATCTAGAACTAACCCCTATCCATAAGAAGGAGAAATTTATGGAATACTTTCATGTTGGCGATCCAAAGCTTGGGTTTCATTTATATAAGAACGCTATATCAAAAGATTTGAGAACATCTGAAAGACTAGAAGAAACCATAGGCAACAGTACTGATCAGCTATTTAAATGGTCAGAAGCAATGGTTGGCTATAACACAAAAATGCCAGAGTATAGGGATTGTGTTGATCTAAAAATTAGCCCAGCTCATTGGCCATATTTAACTGAACAGTTTAAAGAAGTAAAAGCAGTGTACGACGATATAAACAACTGCTTAACACCTTGCCTAAACCATTACGAATCTAGATATAATTTTAAAATGGAATTCATGGAAGCTATAAATTTTGTTAGATACCAGCCTGGTCAGCACTTTTCTGTGCATAGCGATCATGGTTTTTCTTACAGCTGCACACTATCTTCTGTCATGTACCTGAATGATGATTACGAAGGAGGGGAACTGTGGTTTCCTTACTTGGACATAAAGTTTAAGCCAGAATATGGAGACATAGTTTTGTTTCCATCAACTTATATTTTTGCACACGCATCGCTTAAAGTTACAAGCGGGGTAAAGTATGCTGCTGTCACAATGTTCGACTACAATGACGCTAACCATAAAAATACTTCTTATGGTTCAAATGCGCCGGAACAAAAGAGTGTTGATAGCAAAGATACAGTAATTGCCAAAGGGTCAAATGACCCGATCTTAAAAGGAATAACAGAATGACAATAGTTACATTAACAAAAACCCATCAAAGCCCGCCAGTTATAAAGCAATCACAAATTAGAAGAGATTGGATGGACGAAACATACAAGAAGCACGCCTATCAATGTATGCCTATGACGGTAGCTAACGTATATGGCTGGGAACTTCAAATGGAGGAAGACCTAGTGGTCCAATGGGACGGTGGCAACACTCCGCCAGTGATATTGTCTGGGCAAACTACGGCATCTGGCAGAGAGCAGGCTAACGCATCAATTATAGGTATGGTTTCTATTAATATGGGTTGGGCAATAAACACCGAGCCAGGTTACTCTCTCTGGATGTCCGGATCCCCTAACTACTTTTTAGATGGGGCTTCTGCTTTGACTGCGACTATACCTAGCTCATGGTGGCCAGATGAATCTCAAATGAATTGGAAGATTACAAAAATAGGTGAACCAGTAACTTTTCCAGCCGGCTCACCATTCTGTTTCTTTAACATATATGATAATACACTATTAGAATCGGTAGAGTTTAAAGTAGAAAATCTATGGGACAAACACCAGTTGATGAACGATAGGGCAGAATATGGGGAAATGAAAATGAAGAACAATACAGAGAATCCATGGACATGGACTAAAGGGATTAAGACCGGATTAGACGCAAAGGGTAATAGTATCGGTCCATCGTTTTCCGGCCTTCCATCTTTTAATGAGCCTGAATAGGTTGTGATCACTTGAAAACGCTTTACTATAGTGCAGGGTGAGATACTGCCAACTGAGCTTTAGGAGTATAATGTTTTTTACTATTGAAAGAATTGAAAAACTTAATCTAGCAAAAATTGCCTTAGAAGAAACAGAAGAAAAGCTTCAAAAAATTATTCTAAGAGAGCCCGTATTGTTAAAAGATTTCACGATAGAATCTTTTATACCAGAAAAAGATTTTAAATTTTTTGAAGATAGGTTTTTTAACGAAGAAACTAAAGCTTGGGAAGAAGTAAATGGAGTTATGTCTTCAGAAAAAAGGCACTTAAATCCCTTAGTCGAACTTCATGCTCGAGTCGATTTTTTAGTTACTTCCGTAAAACAGTGCAGGAAAACAATAAAGGAGTTAGGACACAATGTTTAATTTATCAGACGCGCAGAAAGCCAAAGCAAAAGCAAATAGCATTAAGGCTAAAGAAACAGTATTATATAAGCTGTTATTGGATTTAGGCATCGACCCAGACTCCATCCCGGTAGATGGTAATATACCAGTCCCTAATGAGCAAGACGCAGCTTACCCTTTGAGCCTGGGCGCGTTAAAGTATGCTCCATCAATAGTAGCTTATAATTTAATAGAAGAAATAAAAGCATTAAGGCAAGGTAGCTAAATGGCAAAGCTTGAGATCCCGCAATCAAAGATAAATACGATGCAAATAGAAGCTGAAAAAAATAATTTATTTTATGATTCTATGATTAATTTATCCAACGAAGAAGTTCTTGCCATAACGCAAAGCTCTATAGATGAGCACTTAAACTCAACCGACCACAGCCACTCATGCGTTCTGTGTCATAATATTGCTGTTGGAAGTGAATTATTTACTTCACAAGAAAATGGAGCTTAATAATGAAATACAATAAAGAACAACACGAAGCTAAAATAGCTGCAAACTTGCTTGCGCTTTTCCTTTCTTTAGGAATTGAAGAAAATAGGCTTGGAACAATTACGCCACAAGAACTTATAGCAGCGGTAGAGGAAACTTATCCTTTACTATCAGGGTCGGACAGAAACGCAACTAGTACAATAACTAAAGAGCGTAAAAGAATAATAAAAGCATGTCAAGAAAACTTGTATTATTATAAGCTAATAAAGAAAAGAGCATAAAAATGGCCCAAAGATTAAATCTATTTACATCAATGCTTAAGTCTGTCGAATATAGCAACAGTCATTATGACGAAATTATTTCAGAACAAGATTTGATAGATATGGCTTCCTCAGTATTTGCTAATGAGATTGGGCTAGAAGCAGATAGGTCCGTAGAGTCAATCGGTGCATTCCCAAACAGCTTTTATGGTTATGAACAGGTAAGTAATGGGCACACTGACGCCATGGCAGTTGCACGCTTTAGTGCCCTGCAGTTAGAGATGCTACTGAAATTAGCAAAACCAACTGGAGTTTTATTTCTTAAATTAGGCTTTATGGTTTCTCCTCATAACTACTTAGATAGCTTATTATCATGTCCTGTTTATGTACCAATTGACGAAGATCTTTATAGATCAGAAAATAATTGGCTTAATGGCCCAACCCCTTTAAACACTTTTGATTATTTAGAAGTAGAAGAAGGGATATTGCCCGTAGATGTAAACGTAGTTGTTTTCAATAGCCAGGCTTTAGTGTCAGATCCCAATACAGAAATAGTGCAAAATATATTTAATTCATTACCATCTGGTGGTGTCATGATTTTCTTGGACAACAATAATTACCAAACTACATACGTAACACCCGAAACAGATTTGTATGATGATTTGGCTAAATTAATTAAGTCTATAGATAATTCTAAATCATATCATATATCTACTGGAACAGGTTTTACCGTACTAATTAAGGACTAAGTGGCTTATGCAGGGGATATCTGTATTTGAAGCAACCCCATCTATAGAGCACGCCACTATATTTTCGTCCGTATGGTCTCAGTGTTGGCCTACAATAGCTGCAAATAATGGCTTTAGCGCGTCTCAAATAGCTTCTAGGTTAGAAACAAGAACGATAGACTGGTGGATTAAAGCCATAGAAGTCATGCCACTTGCGCAGTACGCATTAGACAAAGATAATAATTTTGTGATATCATATTTATTGTACGATTCAGATGTTCTTAGTATAAACCAAAAACAAACTTCTTTAAATACATCAAAAAAAGACGAAAATCCTTGTGTTTATATTTTTGCAGAAAAAGCAGCAAGAGGTTCTGATATGGTCAAACAAATTGGAAAAGATTCATTAAAAAAAAGAACTGAATTAGGTTATAATGTTTGTGGTTCTTGGATTATGAAATCCAACAGTAGATCTTTAGCCTATGCAGCAAAGACTGGATGGAAAAAAGTTTTGGATTTAGCTTCTCCAGTTTGGGATCCAGGGATAGATTTTGAATATTGGGTATTTGACAACACCAGTTGGAGCAGTAGATGATTGTATTAGATAATTTTTTAAATAAAGACCTTCATTCAAAGATGTTAGAAGATCTCAACTTTTATCCTGAATCAATGGGTGGTGGAGACCAAATAGCTACAGAGCTGAATAGCTACCATTATGAACAAGCAAGCTGCTATGCCCCGTACATGTTTTGGGATGGTTGGTGGAATAGTCCAGCTAATACATTAAAAAAACAGATAATACAAAGTATATGGGGTAGCCGTTTAGAGTACCAGCATGACGATATACTTGGTTTTGAATATTGGACCAGAACTTATAGAGCTGGACAATTTCTTGCAACACACGTAGATGAAGATACTTTCCTTTATGCTAGAGATAAAGTATTTACCGGGCCAGTAAACGGTGCAATATTATATGGATGCGACAACCCAGATGGTGGGTTTTTAGAAATTCACAGACATACTTTAATTGATGGATCATATGAAGCTTTAGAAAAAGATAGCATTAAGATATCACCGATAGAAGAAAGAGAAAGAATAGCTTATAAAGGTAACAGATTAGTGATACTAGATGCCGGCCACGTTATCCACGGAACAACCCCAGCAAATTCTGGTATTAGACAAGTAATGGTTATAAACGTTTGGCATAAAGACAATCCACCTTTAGCATTGTCTCTTGGAGAGTTTTTTTATGAATGATTTTGAGTTTCAATCATTATTAAATATAGGAATATATAAAAAAAAATTAAAATATATTGATAATAATAAAATTTATAAAGAGATTAAAAAATATTCTAAAAGTTTAAATGATAGTTTTAATTTAGATAAGATTCAATCTTATGAAGATCAAACATTTCCATTTGATGGTCTAGAGTGTAATAAGCTCGTAAATTCTTTATCTAGCGAAGTAAGCTCAGCCATTGGTCGCGAAATGTTGTTAACTGAAATATGGACTTTGACTCTTAAGAATGGCCAATCAGTTGGATACCATTCCCATAAATCAAACAGCCACTTACATCCTTCTGAATATTACTCAATTGCATACTACGTTAACGTTCCGGTTGGTAGCTCTGATGTTCAGTTTAAGATTACAGCATGCAACACATTAGAAAGCTCAGTTTTTATTAAAGCAGAAGATGGATTATTGATTATTTTTAATTCTTTCATCCCCCACATGACAAATAGGCACAACAACATCGACGAAGATCGTGTTGTCATTAGTGCTAATTTTTCTCCAAAAGATCCAACATTAACCTTAAATCCAGATTGGACACCATACTGGGATAAAAAATAATTTCACTTAATAGTAAAAATATATTTTGAGTAGATATTATCTTTTGACGGTGTTTGTGTTATAATTGGTAAAATAACATTTTGGCAAAAAGGATTTTATGATCGGCAAATGGACCTTGGCAGTAAAGACCCCTTTTGGGGAAGAAAAATATAACCTTGCAATAGAAGAAATTTCCCCATCTTTATCAGGAAAGATTTGGACGGACATGGGTTCGGCAAGTTTTGAAAACGGCAAGTATGATAATGGAAGTCTGCAAATAAATTTCAGTGTGGATACCCCGCAAAAAGCGCAAATTTCCATAAGAGGAACACACACAGAAGATTCCATCATAGGCACCGTACAGGTTGATGAGTACCCAAAACTAGATTTTAAGGCAGAGTATAATAATGTCAATATATAATATACCAATTAGATCGATAGACGGAGAAGAGAACGCACTTCTACCATACGAAGGTAAGGTGACCTTAATGGTCAATGTTTCTAGTAAGGCTGGTTATGACCCAAAGTGTTCAAGATTCTGGTCTTACGCAAGAACATGTAGACAATTTTGGCAACTACAAAAAGTCCATGATGAGTTTAAAGATAGAGGCTTTTCTGTCCTAGCATTCCCTTGTAATCAATTTGCTGCGACAGAGCCTGGAACTAACGAAGAAATAAGTGCGTTCATAAAAGAGTACTACCCTTTTGTAACATTTCCGTTTTTTGAAAAAGTAGATGTAAATGGAAAAAATGAACATCCTCTTTTTTCTGCGCTAAAAGGCAACGAAAAAAGAAACTACTCTGACACCGCTGCAGACCAATCAGACGCAGCTCAGAAGGGCCAGAACTTAGCTGGACAAGCTATAGCTAGAATTCCTCATGGATACGAAAAGTTTATAGTTAGCGGTGACGGTAGAATGATATCTCGCTTCAACTGGCAAGATATGCCACTAGATGAAATACCAAGAGTGATGGGTGCTGGCTGGACAATAAGAGAAGCATTGGATGAGATTTTAGGATGAGCTACGATTCTTCTATTCCAGAAAAAGGAAAAAAGATAAGCGACACAGCTTATCCAGTATCGCCAAAAATAACAGACGTTGAGATAAAAGAGATTGCTGATTTAGAGATAGAGATCCTTGGGCCAGGAATCATGGTTGCACGTAACGCGTTCGACCCAAGACAAGATCTCATCTTGCCTCATATTGATTCTAGAGCAGAGGCAGCACACGCCAATAGATGGACTTGGATAGAAGACGAAGATGGAAATAAGTTTGGCATTAATGAAGACGGTTTTAGATATAGACCAGAAGATGTTCCTAACACTCCAGTAAGAATTCTTGATCCAGTAAACTCAGAAACCGAAAGCAATATAAAAGATTATTTTGTTTATTTAGAAGAACAGATATATAAGGCTTTAATTAAATACATAGATCAATATCCGCTAATGGTTGGAAGTATTTGGTGGAAGACTAGAGGGCACGTATTAAGATACGGAGATGGTGGAATACTCGGCTGTCACGCTGACAATGATACCAATTATAAAGTCACCAAAGGTGTTAGGTACATGCCACGAGGCATGGTTGCATCAAGACAAACATGTGGCGCGTTGCTATATCTAAATGACTGTGTCTCTTCAGAAGAAGAGTTAGATGGCAAAAACTTTACTGGTGGCAACCTTGCTTTTGTACACTTAGGTATATCTTATGAACCAAAAAAGGGCGACATTATTTTCTTCCCAACAAACTATGTTGCAGCTCATCAAGTTAGTAAAATGGGCAAAGGTGTTAGGTATTCTTATTTAACATTTTTTGGCCAAGGGGCTAGTGACTTAACTGCAAACGTTGTTATATCTGAACCAGATCAAAGCTTCGAATGGTGTCCACCGGTTTGGTTTAATGATATATATGATGACTATGAAAAGTATTGTAAATCAGAATATTCTA